ATGAGCAAGAAACCCTCGTTCTCCGCGCTCATGCACCGGCCCCACCTCAAGGTGGTGCGGATGCTGGGCTATGTCCTGACCCTTGGGACGCAGGATGCATGGTGGGGTCTGGTCCCCGTGCTCATGGCCCGTCTGACTGTTAAGGAGCGGGCGGCGCTGGCCTTCATGTCGCTCAAGGCTCTGGACCGTGATGATGCTACGATGACGGCTGAGGCGGCGCTTTGTGCGGGCGCTGGACAACCCCAAGCACCGCTCTTTGGCTTCATGGATCAGGCGGCGTTCTGGGCCGATATGGCTGACCCCGAGGAACTGGAAGCCTATTGCCTTGCCAGCTTCAACGCCATGCCGCGCGGTCGGCAGGCGGCTTTCCTTGACCATGTGCAGGGGAGGCAAGCGGCGTGATGGCGCGTGATTTTTCTGACATGGCGATGCAGTTTGAGGCGCACCGGGCCGAGTTTCCCCGAGATCAGGGGGACCGTCTGCCCACGGAATTTGTTTGGCGTGATCCGTCCAGCATTTCCCCGCGCCCGTGGGTCTATGGGCGTCACCTGATCCGCAAACAAGTATCGGTGACGGTTGCCCCCGGCGGCGTCGGCAAATCGTCTCTGACCATCTGTGAGGCGCTGGCGATGGCATCCGGGCGGGAACTGCTGGGGGATTGGACCGCGAAGGGCCTCAAGGTCTGGCTCTACAACTTGGAAGACCCGCGCGACGAAATGGACCGGCGCATCATCGCGGCGATGCAGCACCACGATGTCAGCCCCGAGGAAATCGCGGGGCGGCTCTATGTGGACACGGGCCGGGAACGTGCCCTGAGTACGGCTATCCAAACCCGTGAAGGCGTCCAGATCATCAAGCCGGAACTGGACGCGCTGGCCGATGAGATCGAGGCGCGGGAAATCGACGTGCTGGTGATCGACCCTTTCGTGTCATCTCATCAAGCGTCCGAGAACGACAACGGCGCTATCGACCTTGTGGCAAAGGAATGGGCGCGTTTGGCGGATCGGTGCAACTGCGCAATCGAACTGGTCCACCACACCCGCAAGACCAATGGCGAAGAAGCTACAACCGAAAGTGGGCGCGGCGCATCTGCCTTGTTGGCGGCGGCCAGATCGGGCCGGGTGCTCAACAAGATGAGCGATCAAATGAAAGAGGAAGCTGGGGTCCAGCATGACCCCGCTACTTACTTTGCGATTACGCGTGACAAGGCGAACCTTGCCCCCGTGGGGGAGCGTCAATGGCGGCGCATGGCGTCGGTGGAATTGGCGAACGGCGATAGCGTAGGCGTGGCCGAGGTCTGGGAATGGCCTGATACTTTCGACGGCGTGTCGGTCGATGATCTGCTGTCAGTGCAACGCACTCTGGACGGCAAGGACACGCTGTCTTGTCGCTACTCTGATCAGGCGGGCGACGATTGGGCGGGCGTGACCGTGGCCGAGACGCTGGGGCTGGACGCCACGGCGGACCGCAAACGCATCAAGAGAATGATCGAGATATGGCTGAAATCCGGGGCTTTGAAAAAGGTCAAGATACCGGACGGAAAGCGCATGGAACGTCCCTGTTTGGAGGTAGGCGAATGGGCAAATCAATGAGTGCCACACCCACCCCTGAAAGCATGGTGTGGCAAGGTGGGGCAAACACCCTTGAAAACAGGTGCCACACCACCCCGCCCCTAAAGGGGGGGCGGGGGTGGTGGGGCGTGCATCACCTGTTTGGCGTGGGGTGGGGCAACGATCTGGTCCCAATGCCCCCGTTTCTATGCCGTGGGGGGGCCGCGGGGCGGGGTTGTGCGTTCGCGCTGTGTGAAAGCAAGAGCCACGCTTTCGTCGTGGTCCAGCCGGTCACCGAAAAGCATATCTTATTCATATTCAACGCAAATCTTAAGCAATTGATCAACCATTTCCGCGACCGCTGCAGTGGCTATGCGGTTCTGCTCAACAAGTGCTTCGTAACTCTCTATCGCCGTTTCTGGAACGCCACCTTTCTGGCGATACAATCTGGATTGGATACCTTCGAAAGACTGCTGGCGAATGTTCATACCGTCCAGCCAAGCCAAACACCCCTTCTTGGAGCCGAAATTCTCGTCAAAACCCAACGAGGGCGTGGCGAAAACGGCAAGAAAAGCTGCGAAAAAAGAGGCTCTGATCATTCAACTTCCCCTCTGGGTTTAGAGGAGGACCTTGCATGAAGGCATCCACCAAAGCAATCTGCTTCCTCGAAAGCCTGAGCATCCCCGAGGGGCCGAAAGCAGGTCAGGCGGTGAAGCTGGCCCCATTTCAAAAACAATTCGTCAAGGGTGCTTTGGCGGACGGGATCAACGTGGCGTGTCTGAGCATCGGACGCGGCAACGCGAAAACCGCCCTGTCAGCGGGCATCGCTCTAGGCGCGGTCAAGGGGGAATGGGATCGTCAGCCCCGGCGGGAAATCCTCATTGCGGCCCGAACGCGGGATCAGGCGCGCATCGCTTTTGACTTCGTGGTGGGCTTTATCCGGTCGCTTCCCGAAGATGAGCAAGCGGCCTTCACGATCCGGCGAAGCCCCCGGCTTGAAATCGAATATGACGGCGACGGCGGCGGGCACTTCGTCCGGGCGATTGCGGCAGACGGCAAGACGGCTTTGGGATCGGCCCCCACGTTGGTCTTGATGGACGAGCGGGGCCATTGGCAGGCGGATCAGGGGGACGCTCTGGAACACGCCCTGTTGTCCGGTTTGGGAAAACGTGGCGGGCGGGCGTTGATTATCAGCACAAGTGCGGCGGATGACGCGCACCCGTTTTCGATCTGGTTGGATGAAGAACAAGAGGGCGTCTATCGCCAAGAGCACCGGCCCGCCCCCGGCCTTCCTGCGGACGATCTGGAAAGCCTCAAGCTGGCCAACCCCGGCGCGGCCTATGGCATCGGCTCAAGTCTGGACTGGCTGCAAGGTCAGGCGCGGCGGGCGATTGCGCGGGGCGGATCAACCCTCACAAGTTTCCGGCTCTACAACCGGAATGAGCGTGTCAGCGGCGAAAACCGCGACGTGCTTCTGACAGTCGATGAATGGCTGTCATGTGAGGCGGCGGACTTGCCACCCCGGCAAGGTCAGGTGGTCATCGGGATTGACCTTGGCGGCTCTGCCAGCATGACGGCGGCGGCGTTCTACTGGCCCGAGACGGGGCGGCTTGAGGCTCTGGGCACCTTTCCGTCAAAGCCTTCCTTGCTGGACCGTGGCCAGAATGACGGCGTATCCGGGCGCTATGTGGAAATGCAGGATCGGGGCGAGTTGTCCACCCTTGGCGATCAGACGGTGCCAGTCGCACCTTGGCTGGTCGAGGTCATGGCGCATGTGGACGGCGAGGCAGTCGCGGCGATCACGGCGGACCGATACAAGCAAGCCGAACTTGGCGAGGCGATAGACCGCGCGGGCATCCGGTGTCCGATTGTCTGGAGAGGTCAAGGATTTAGAGACGGGGGAGAGGATTGCGAGCGGTTCCGGCGCGCGGCCTATGACGGCAAGGTGCAAACTGCCCCGTCGCTGCTGCTGCGGTCAGCTTTCGCGGATGCGGTCACGCTGCGCGACCCGGCGAACAATCTGAAACTGGCAAAGGCACGGTCCACGGGCCGGATCGACGCGGCGGCGGCAACCGTTCTGGCGGTCGCTGAGGGTGCCCGGATGATGGGGCGTCCCGCTCACAAGGGGGGGCGCATCGCATGGGGCTGAAAGAACTAAGACGGCATTCCCGCAAGGTCACGCGCGGCCCACGGTGGAAGGCTCTGCGAATGCAGGCGCTGGACCGCGACGATTGGCAATGCGTCCAATGCGGCGAACGGCGGCGGCTTGAGATCGACCATATCGAGGCGGTCAGGAAGCGGCCCGACTTGGCCTATGCGCTGTCAAATCTGCAAACGCTCTGCGGGCGTTGTCATGCCCGCAAGACCCGAATCGAGATCGGCTTAGGCCGTCCCGACCCCAAGCGCGAGGCTTGGAAATCCCTGCTGCGAGATATGCAGCGCAACCCCAACAAACGCGAGGTATGAGCATGTTGGATTCTGTGAAAATCGCACGGCGGCAAAGCGAAATCCGCCAGACACTTTCGGAGCTGGTCGGCAAGGAAAAGCCGTCCGAAGATGAAACCCGCCAGATGGATGAAATGGACCGCGAATACCGGTCCAATGAAACCCGCTATCGTGCGGCTCTGGTGGCCGAGGATGAAGAACGCCGCGAAGCCGGGGCCGATCTGGAAACCCGATCTGATCGGGAATGGGCCGAGGTCATGGCGGGCTTTGAAATGCGCCAAGTGGCCCTTGCTCTGGACGAGGGACGCGCCCTTGAAGGGCAAACGGGCGAGATCGTCACCGAACTGCGGTCGCGCGGTGGCTATCGCGGCGTTCCTATCCCGTGGGAAGCCTTGGAAATCCGCGCCGGTGAAACCGTGGCCAGCGGTGCCCCCAACCCGATCCGCACCGCGCCGATCATTGAACGGCTTTTCGCTGGATCGGTCGCGGCCCGCATGGGTGGCCAGATGGTCAACGTGGGTGTGGGCGAGATCGAATATCCCGTTACCACGTCCAGCGTGACGGCGGGGTGGGCAACATCGGAAACCGGCAATGTGACCGGCCCGAGTGCCTACACGACCGTTGATCGACCCTTGAAGCCGGATCACAATTTGGGCGTCCAAATGCGCATCACGCGCAAGACGCTCAAGCAATCCGGCACCGGGCTTGAGCAAGCGGTGCGGCGCGACATGAACGGCGCTATCGAGGAAGCCCTTGACCGCGCCGTGTTCCTTGGCAGCGGATCGGCGGGTGAACCGACCGGGATTTTCGCGGGTGCGTCGGGCTGGGGCATCAACGAGGAAGCCGTGACTGCGGCCCCGACTTGGGGGGCGTTCCGGTCCGAGGTTGTCAGCTTCATCACTGGCAACGCAGCAACTGGGCCTGGCGATGTGCGGGCGCTGATCCGTCCCGAGGTCTGGGACACGATGGACGCTGACATCTGGGACACGGGCAGCGGGATCACGGAGTGGGATCGTCTGACGGGTGCCTTGGGCAATGTCACGATGAGCCATAACGCCCTCGCCGATCCGACCGGCGATCCGGCAGCGACAAGCGCGATCCTGACGACCACGGCGGGCGGTGTAGCGCCGTTCTTCGTCGGGACTTGGGGCGCAATCGACCTGATCCGCGATCCGTATTCGGACGCGCAGTCGGGCGGGTTGCGGCTCACGGCGCTGGCCACGATGGACGTGACCATTTCCCGCGCGGTGCAAACCCGCGTTCTGACGGGCATTCAATAATGCTCTGGGGCGGGCATGAAGGCGGCCTAGAGCTGCGCAAGCGGGCGTCGGGCGCATTGGCGCTTCATGGCCGCTTCCCCTATGGCAAGCGCGCGGTCCTGTCCGATGGTGGCAGGACCGGGCGTCCCCGAAAAGAGGCTTTCGCCCCACAGGCGTTTGCCTATCGGGTGGAGCGTCCCGAGGAGGATATTCACCTGTTGATCGGGCATAGCTATGACCGGCCCCTTGCATCGCGCGGGGCCGGGACGCTGGACCTGACCGATAGCGATGACGCGCTGACTTTTGCGGCAACGCTCACGGCAGAAATGCAAGAGGTCAGCTATGTGCGGGACTTCCTTGCAGCGATGCGCGCGGGGTTGATCGTCGGGATCAGCCCCGGCTTTCGCATTCCCCCGGAACGGGCGGTGCCGAACGCGGAAAAAGTCGAGGAAGAAAACCCTGCTGAGGGCACGGCACTGATCCGCACGATATTTGCGGCCTTGCTCTATGAACTGAGCGTGGTCACGCGACCCGCTTACGACGAAACCCAGATCGAGGAACGCAACTGGCAACCGGATCGTCTGATCCTGCCCGTCAGCGTTCATCCGTCTGCCCGGTGGAGGGCCTAACATGGCGGTGACATTGAAAGAGGTCGAGGCAATCCCGGCAAGTTATCCAGCGGCCCCGGCTGGTCTGAGCACGGCGGCGGCAGCACTGGACGCGGATGCGCTCTGGCAACGGCTTGAGGCTTATTGCCGGGTGCGCTGGACGGCGCGGGAACTGGTCTGGACGGTCGAGGGGGAAGGCGCATGGGAAGCCCCTTTGCAGCCGTCCACCCTGAACTCGGTCGAGGTCTGGGAAGGCGGCGCATGGGTGGAGTGCACCCCGGCGGCGTCCCCCTGGGGTGGCTATGATCTGCCCGGTGATGGCCCCTATCGGATCACGGCGGACGTGGGCGGCGGTGACGTGCCTGCCGCTGTCTCCGAGGCATTCCGGCGGCTTGCCGAATATCTGGCGGATGAACCGGATCGGGCGGGCGTGTCCAGTTACATGGTCGGCATGGGTGGCGCGATCGAGGAAAGCTATCAGCGCAACCCGGCTTGGGTGGCGCGCGCAATGGAACTGAGCGGCGCGGCGGACCTGCTGCGACCATATAAAAGGAGGGCCTAAATATGTGGCCATTCAAGCGAAAGACGGCTGAGGAAACCCGATCCAGCGGATCGGGCTTCACGGCTGAAATCATGGCGGCGCGCGAAAGCTATATCAGTGGGCGGCGCGGCATTGCCGAACTGACGGCAACGGCACAAGGCGCGGTGACGCTCTGGGAAGGCGGTCTAGGGCTTGCCGATGTATCGGGCACCGACCTACTGGACCGGCGTTCCTTGGCACTCTGCGCGCGGTCTCTGGCCTTGCGGGGCGAGGCTCTTTTCCTGATCCGTGACGCGGGGCTTGTCCCGTGCTCTGACTGGGATCTGAAAACCCGCGATGGACGCCCCACGGCTTACCGCGTGTCTGTCTCTGAGGCGGGTGGCGGGCGGACCTTCACGGCATTGGCCGCTGAGGTGCTGCACTTTCGGATCGGCTGCGATGTGGCCGCGCCCTACTATGGGACGGCACCGCTCAAGCGGGCGCAACTGACGGCTGGGCTGTTGAATGCGGTCGAGACGGCGCTTGCCGAGGTATTCGAGACGGCACCGCTGGCCAGTCAGATCGTGCCATTCCCCGAGGCACCGCAAACCGATCTGGAAGCGATGGCGCGCGGGTTCCGAGGCAATCGGGGCAAGGTGCTGATCCGCGAATCCGTCAACGTGGCGGCGGCGGGCGGACCGGCCCCGATGCAGGACTGGAAACCGCATGATCTGTCCCCGGACCTGTCGAAAGCCATGACGCGCGAGACGCTGGCGGCGGCGCGGGATGCGATCAACATGGCCTTTGGCGTCCTGCCCGGTCTGACCGCGCCCGCCACAACCGGCCCGATGGTCAGGGAAGCGCAACGGCATCTGGCGCAATGGGTGTTGCAACCTATCGCCACGGGCATTGCCGAGGAAGCGGCGGACAAGCTGGGATCGGCGGTCACGCTGGACGTGATGCGGCCCCTGCAAGCCTTCGATGCAGGCGGACGGGCGCGGGCGCTTGGCGCGGTGGTGCAAACCTTGGCGCTGGCCAAAGAGGCAGGCGTTGATCCGTCTGAGGCGCTGCGGCTGGTCGATTGGGAGGGCACCCCATGAGCAACCCCGAGGCAAAAGAGCGGCGCGCAAGGCGGCTTCTGACCCGCCACGGCGAGGCGGCGCAAATCGCGCGGACGGTCACAACGGGCGGTGGCCCATCCGATCCGACCGGCGGCACCACGACCACGACCCGCTATGACGTGCAAGTGGTGCTGGCCAAGATCGACGCGGACCGGATCGACGGGACAAACATTCAAACGACCGATGTGCGGGTGCTCTGCACAACGGCGGATGTGGAATTGACCGTTGATGACAAGATCGAGTGCAGCGCGGGCGATCTGACGATTATCGACCTGGGCCGACATGCCCCGGACGGCACCACGGCTTTCTATGACATGGTTGCAAGGCGGTGACGGGATGAAAGTTGACGAGATAGTCACTGTCCTTTTTCTGCCGCCAGAATTTTTCCTGCAATGCTTGGCCCGATACCTTTGACCTTTGTGAGGTCCTCAACTGATGCTTGAAGAACCTGCTCTTTTGAAAAGAAGCCAGCATGATAAAGTCGAGTTGCGGTGGTGGCTCCACAACCTGAAAGTGACGTCAGTTCTGATACGACAAAGGCTTGAGCAAGATCGCCGCCTAGCTTGGAATTGATACTTGGATACTCTTCTCCAAGCGCGCTCAACCTAGCCAGAACAGTTTCGCGTTCATCGTCCGCCTCAACTATCGTTCGATATTGAATGAGGAATGGCAGAAAGTCGCCGCCATCGCTTGGAATCTGACCTATCTGACTAGCGCGCGGTCCCGGTGGCAGTTCGTCTAAGTCAAAACCAAGATCACGCCACCCCTTCGTTTTAGGCACCCAAATCCCATATTGCTGCGGGACATTGGTTTGATCTTTGGCAATTTCTCCGTCCCGCAATAGCCATTCTAAGGGGGTGGTCAGGGACATCGTTACATGCAATCGCCAGCCGTCCAGTATATCGGCGTTGTTCGCATATAGTTCGTCCATAGATTGGTGACGGTGAGAGGATGCTGGACTTTCCGAATGGCTTTCGGTCGGATCGGTTGTGCGCTTGCGTCCCGTAAACCGGTCTAACCATCCCATATCCGTCTCCGTCTCATTGCCTCATGTACTGTCAGGCAAGTGATTGGTTTTTTCAAGGCGAACTGCGAGTGAGAAGGGTAGTGGCTCTGCGAGGATGCGTTGCGTATCGGAGGGGATCAATCCCTTAAGGATGCCCAACATTCTTATTGACTAGGAATGTCGGGCGTTCTAAAGTGCAGGCATGATCGATGAAACCTTTTCCCGAGATGAAGTGGCTGCGTGGGCTGGTCTGACCCGCCCGCAACTGAATCACTTTCACAAGATCGGCTTGTGCGTCTCGGACGTGGGCGACGTTCGTAAGCGCATTTCCCGGCAAGAGGCAATCTTGACCGCTGGCGTTGCAGCATTTGTGCGCCTTGGCGTCCAGCCTCAGAACCTTGTTGCCCCGTTCAATTGGCTACGTGAGCAACTTGCGACTGATGATGGCGTAATTCGGGATTGGAAGGTTGCCGTTAACGGTCTTCCTAAAGACGCCTTTGCCTTCGCGACCGCTGATCCTGTCCAGCAGGCGGAACTCTGGGATACCGCACTAAAGGATTTTTGGTTCTCAGTTTATGCCGACGAAAGCGAGTGGAAAACACAAGTTGGCCGGTCGCCCACATTCATCGAAGGTAAAGAAGGTTTCGTATCAATAAACATACGAACCGTCCTTGCAAATCGCGGTGTTCTCGGGGGCGACGATGGCTAACCGCCCTGCCCCGTTCCTTGCCAGTGAAAAGACGGCTGCGGCGCTTCTGGACATGAAGCCCGCTGAATTCCGTTCGCTGGTGCAGGCCGGGGCACTCCCCCCGCCCGAGAACTTTCACGGGTTCCAGCGGTGGCGGGTGAAGGAACTGGAAGCCATTGCCAGCGGTGATCCTCTGGACGGGGAGTTTGAGGCATGAAGAAACCGGACCTGCCCTATCTCGAATTCAAAACCGTCAAGGGGCGGCAATACATCTATTTCCGTCTCGACCGGGGCGGCAAGGTCACGCGGGTGAGACTGCCGAGCAACCCCGACTCCGAGGAATTCGCGCGCGAGTACTGGGCAATCCGCTCCGGGCGTTCCAAGCGAACTTGCAAGACCACATGGAATAACCTGATCGTCGCCTATTACCAGTCCCCGGCGTTCCGCAACAAGGCCAAGGGGACGCAACAGAACTATCGCCGTCACTGCGAGGCGATCCGCGAAAAGAACGGCGACAAGGATATGACGCGGTTCCGCCGCAAGGATGCGCTCAAAGTCCAGCGGGCGCTGCAAGAGAACTGGTCAAAGGCAAATGAGCGTTTGGCTGTCCTGTCCATCCTCTGCAAATTCGCCGTCGATGAAGAATGGATCGAACGGAACCCGGTGGTCGATATTCCCAAGCTGACCGGCGGTGAATACGAGCCTTGGCCCGATGACAAGCTGGCTGCTTATGAACGCTATTGTGATCGGCACAATCTCACCACGGCGCGCACGATTTACGAACTCTGCGTCGGGACCGGCCAGCGGATAGGCGATTGTGTCGGCATGGAATGGGCCGACTTTGATGGCGAGTATATGAACGTGGTGCAGGAAAAGACCGGCACAAAGATGGAAATCTACTGCCCGTCTCGCCTGCAAGACTACCTCGCTCGCCTGCCCAAGACGGGGCGGCATATCCTCGCAAAGAACCTGACCGAGCATATCGCCAAGCGGGCCGCTCAGAAGGCCGTGGAGGAGGTTCGCAGGGCCTTGGGGATCATGGATGGCCCCGAGCGGCTGGTGCCGCATGGCTGGCGCTACACGGCGGCGGTGCAGCTATCCGATGCGGGATGCAGCGACGATGAGGTGCAGGCCGTCACCGGGCACAAGACAATGGAGATGGTGCGCAAGTATCGCGCCAAGCGCGATCAACGGGCCGCTTCAAAACGCGCTCAGGAAAAAAGGAGTCGGTGA